ACAATTAAATTAATTATCATATTATAAGTTTATAAATAGCGTTTTATCGTTGTGTTATTAAGGGCGTGCTAAATAAAAAATTTATTGTTAAGCGTTTGCTTATCTTTTTATACATAAAACAATACTTAACGCTTAACTTTCGTATTATATATAATAATTAATTGTGTTATTAATTATCATATTATGTCTTATACGCTTTTCCTACGCATTTCACGCAATCGTCGCATCTTCTCTCGCATTTCTGGCGAACCCTTCTTTGGTCTTGAACCTCGCCCACTCATAACACCAGACGATATTCCGGGAACATCAACTATAGGTGCTGTAACTCCTCTCACTCTAGGGATTTTAACTAGTCCGTCCGTCATACCTGCTCCAGCGATATCGTCTGTAATGCTTTTTACAGTTGAAGGCAACGCTTTTGCACCTCTTATCGCTTGACGAGCGGTAAAGGGTTTATCCAATACCTTATTGAAAAAACCAGAACCTCTTGGTCGTCCTCTACGCTTTCTCATTCCTGAACCATCAATAGCCTTATTTGCTTGTTCAGCAGCAACACGACCTGTGATTCCTCCTAAAGTCGCACCAGCGATTCCTCCCATAGGATTACCTCCAGTTGCATAAAGTCCTCCAACTGAACCAACAGCCGAACCGAATGCAGGAAGTCCATAAGTCAATCCTATTTTTCCATAGCGTTTTGCCGCCGCTTCATCTGTTGGAACACGAGCCATACTTGCGATTGATGTAGCATCTCGTAATACGCTGGGCATATTCTGTTGAACAGCAATTCTAACCACATCCTCAAGATTACTTGGAATGCGAACATTTTCAAGTCCTTTTGGTTTTGGAATGGAGCGAAATGCTCTTCTTATTCTACTGTTGAGGTTTCCACCTCGCATCATAGTCATTGCTTGTGGAATACCTAACGAACTCCTAATTTGTGCTTCTGCCTGTGGAAGTTGGTGAAAGAAAGTAGTGTCCATATTAATATGATTAGATTTTAAATTTCCTAAACGACCTCCTTGTTGGATTACATTGATTGCTGCCCCAACATCTGTTAAACCTTTGCTTATTTTTGCTAGATTAGGATTTTGCTTGAAAATCTCGCTTGTATCTTGTTTGACAAAATCTGCTAATTCAGTTGTTGCTATGTTATTTGCTTTCAATAGCGATAAGATGAAATCTTGACAGTTTTGATTTGCAGGGTCGTATGGTAGAAAATTACCGCCCATAAATGATTGTGTTGTATCAATAAGAGTATTAACAGTCAAGTTATTAGGAATTACGACATTTCTTGTTTCTAAACCATTCGTAGGATATGACTTGGATACATTGATGCGTTCATTCTTCTCCAGCATGAATTTCCCTTTATCTGTTGTTATGATTAGAAACAAATGGAATAACTTATCGTAAGGTAATGTCTTGAATATTTTATTAAATCCGCCTAAAGATACAGCATTCATCGCCGATGTAATTGCTTTTGGAACAGGTGTTCTTCCTATTTGGAGTGATGTTATGATTTCATTACCTAATTCATTTTTAATAGCGGTAAGATTTGGCGGATATGCTTTATCAGAATTGACTACTTTGTTAAATAGCGTTTCCGTTTTTTGTCCTATATCTACAAACGCAGATTTTACTTTTCGTCCTATCTTTTTTAAAGAAGATAAAATACCCTTTCCTTTTAATGCTTTCGCCTCTTGCTTTTTCAAATATCTCTCTCTATGGATTGGTGTTAGACTTTCCAGATAAAGTCTCTTGCTACTGTCTCTCTGTTGTTGGTGTTGAATTGATTTACGCTCTACATCATCATCATATTTTTTCGGTCTGCCTCGTGTTTTTTTTGTTGGTGTTGGTGTTGGTTCGCCTCCTCCTACATCTCCTGTCTCATAATTTGATGGAACAGAAGTTTCAAATGAAATAGGTGTTCTGGGCGTTGATGCAGGTGTTTCTCCAAAATCAATATCATCAATAGTAGTTGCTGGTGCTGCTGTCTTTTTAGGTCTGCCTCGCTTTCTCGGTGGTGGAATTACAAAATCTTTAGACAATTGACTTGTTCCTAATTGACGATGACGCTCAATATTTTTCGACATGAATTCTGGAAATCCTCGCTGTTTGTTTGTTAGTCGAAGTTCCTTATTTGGGGTTAAAAATAACTTCTTAATAATTGCTTGGTCTTTTTTAGAAAACTGGTCTATCGTAGGTGTTGATTTTAGTTCTAACATATTTACTGTCGCATCTACCTCGTGGGTTTGTGGGATAAGATTAACTGACGGCACACCTCCTTCTCTTGATGACAGATTACGAGTTTTGGTAAGCGTCTTTACCAATTTATAACCTGATAGAACTCCCTTTCTCTCAATCGGTTTTATGATGTAAGGTGGAACTTCAATATCAAAATTACCTATCATAGGTAATGGAACTTTTGGTGGGTATTTATCTGATGGATTTTTTAGATTTTCAATATATTTGTCTTGTATCAAACCCTTACCTGTAAGAGAATCCATAGAATTCAATAACCGAATTTGTGCTTCTGCTTTCTTTAAAGATGTGCTTTTACTATGAACCATACCAGTTTCACTATTTCTAACACCCCATCGTTTAGGACTGCTCTTAAATAATTCATAGGGCATTATATATTAAACAAGAGATAATATATAATGGTTTTTTTCCTAAACTTTGGAATTTATTGTAGCAATATCAGCAATTCCCTTTGCATGGTTAAATTGACTATTCTTTTTAGCATCTCCAAACACCCCAATAGGATTTGCGTCTCGTTCCGCTTTGTTCGAACTTCTAAAAAATGTTTTAAGAATATACTCATTGTATTTCCAGTCGCTGCTTTTATTCAAATCATTAAACAAGTCGCAAAAATGCTCGGCATCGTCATACAGAGAATGACATCTATTAGGATAGGACGAAATATAATATAAAAACGCTAAACAATACCAGCCACATTGCTCGCCGACGATTGACTGAATATCAATCTTATTATACGGCGGAGTTTTTCCACCATTAATGTAATCCATAATTTCTTTACAGGGAGCAACACCATAACTATCAAACGCTATTGGTTCTACTTTTCCATTACCACTTTTTTTAACAAAGAAAGCGACATAATGAGTTCCTTCTGCTGGTTTCCCATCTTGAAAAACGCTATCACTCAAATTTACTATATACGCTCTGTTGTATTTTAGTGGTTCATCAATCAAATCATCCTTAAAACAGATGCGTTCTAATGGCGTTCCCATTCGTTTGGCGAGATCAGAAATTTGAAAATTGGTCAAACTCATATATATTAAGTATAGATATTTCTAAATGTTTGGAGACGCAATTATTAATTCCATTAATTTAGCGTGTTTTGGTGATTTTAGATGCTTAATCAAACTATCTCGTCTTATTTCACAGCCACATTCACATTTAATCTTTTCTTTTGCTTTTTCATTTTGTTCCTCTCTATGTTCTAAACGATATTGTTTATGGTGTTCTTTAAGTTTATCAATGTTTTCAATATAGTATTGATGGTGTTGTTCTTTATATTTATCAACATTTTTAATATAGTATTGATGCATTGTTTCTTTTGTTGTTTTTACATTAAACGCTTTAAGAGAATTCATATCTGCTTCCAATTTTTCGATCCATTCTTGTTCTATACGCTCTGCCTCTCTCTTGTTTTTTACCAATCTACTTTCAATCTCAATCATTCTCCAATTATCCCAGCCTCCATTATCACGAATGATTTGATTTTTTTTAAGAGGATATTCTTTATTATTAGGATTATTACAAGCTATTTTATGACTGGTTTTTCTCTCTCTAAAATTAGTAGTATGTCCTACATAACTACTCTTGATTTCAGGGTCATTACAAACAAACCGATAAAAGGAGACTGGAGTTGTTTCGTAATTGGTTGCGATGCGAGGCATTATTATAGAACATTATAGAATGTCTTTAAACAATTTCAATTTTATTTCCACAAGAACCAATACTCAAATTTCAACAGTCGGTTTTCTCTAAATTGATTGTGATTCTTTTTCCAAAACTTCGCCCTCATTCTATCGGCAACATCAAGAGAGATTTTTCGTAATTCAACCAATTCCAAAAGCAATGGATAATCAAAATCACCATTTTTTCCAATCCACCCACAGAAAATTCCAGCGTTGTTGTATAATTCCAATTTGTATTGCTTATTCTCGCTGGGATAAACCAGCATATTTTTCTGTTCTACTAAATCCTTTGTCCTTTGAGAAACAACATATTCATTCATCATATTACACTTTATTACTATTTTCATTTACAGAATTAACCGAATTTGCTACATCTTTCTCTTTATCCATTTCTAACTCTACATTGGAAACAGAACACAACCCATAAAGACAAGTAGAATTTCCTATTTTGTAATGAAGGTGACCGGTTAAATAGCCAGCGATGGCGGATATAATTCCAACAATGATAGGGTCTAACATACACTATATGATTATTATAACTAAACTGAACCTATGCGATTCTTGTTGCGGTATAATAACTTGTTCCTGAAATCGTCGGACCAGCAGTATAAGAGATTTGAAATTTTGGATATAGAATATCTGCAGGTGTGACATAATAAGAAAATGAACCGCTAAACGCTGGAGTATCTCCTATCCCATAAGTATATGTAGAATGTATGCGAGTTGCTCCACAAATTGATAGTCTTGTCGCATATGTTCCAGTTCCTGTATTGTCTAAAGTGACGAATAGCGTTTGTGCCGCAACGGTTGCTACAGCAACTGATACTAATAAATCTATAGTGTATTCAATACACCATACACCAGTAGCGAGAGAAATTCCCGCGGATATATTAGTAGGTGTTGCCGTTGTAAAAGAAGCAATCGCAAAACCACCTGTAGAAATATTTGATACTTGAAAACCTAATTGATTTGCTGATGGTGCAGCGGAATACGCCGTTTGAA